TACCGTAAAGTTGTATCTGCCCCGTAGCACCTTGACCAGTAGAGGCACCAGAATACAAAGCAAGGTTAGTACCTGCAGTATCTGTACCACTAGAAGCATCTACAGTAAGAGTAGGAACAGAAGATATATCATCTATTGTTAAGCTGTCTATTTTAACTGATGTAGCTGCAGTAGTATCGCCAATACTTACACCGTCAAGTGTACCGCCATCAACATCTACACTTGTAAAAGCACCAGTAGAAGGAGTAGCTGCACCAATAGTACTACCATCAATAGCACCACCATTAATATCTACTGTAGTAAATGTTGATGTTCCTGTACTTGTAACATCACCAGTTACATTTCCTGTCAAACTTGCAGTAATAGTACCAGCAGCAAAATCTCCTGATGCATCACGAGCTACGACTTTAGAAGCAGTATTAGCATCTGTAGCATCTACAGCAATAGTAAGTGCAGCACTCTCTGAGCCACCGTCACCGCCTGTAATGTATGTACCATTAGTGATACTTGCTACGTAGTTACCTGTAGTGTCTGTACCAAGTTCTGTTGCATCTGCTGAAACTGTAGTTGCAATACTTACATTGCCAGAACCATCTACACCCGTAACTGTACCTGTAACATCACCAGTTAGTGCAATCTCAATACCTGCTGCCCAAGCTGTAGCTGTATCAGCATTACCTGTAAGATCGCCTGTGATAGCTCCTGTTACATTTAGTGTACTATCAAGAGTAACTGCACCAGTGACATCTACTGTACCAGCAAAGTCTGCATTAGCACCACTAAAGGTTACAGCAGTTGTAGGTACTGAACCACTTTGAATGACTAGTTCACCTGTTGCATTGTTTAAGTTAGCAAACGTAACACCTGCATCTTGTAGTGTAACATTACCACCATCTGCATCAAGTATAATATTTCCAGCTACATCGACAGTAAGGTTGCCAGAAGATACATCATACTCATTGTCTGTGATTGTTACATATTCGTTTTCACCGATAGTGGCAGTGTCAATATAAGCTATACCATCAATGTAAGCATTGTCCCATTGAGAGGCAGAAGCACCTAAGTCAAGACCAGTAGCTGTAGGCTTAAAGTCTGTAGCTGTACCTGTGTATTGACCTGCAGGACCGATAGTAGAGATACGTGGAGCATCTGTGCCATCATGCACGTGCCCTGTACTTGAGTTAAAGGCAGCTAATACCTGATCAAATTCATCTTCAAGATCAGAGGCAGTAATAACATTACCTGTGGCAATTGCTGCTGCCGATTGTCTTGTATAAGTATCACCCATTGGTTCTTTCCTTACTGTCTGTCGTTAGTAGCAAACTCTAGTACTACTGTATCTAATGTAAAACTTGCGTTTGTTCCTATATCTTCAAAACGTATTGCTACTGTCTTTCCTGATCCTACAAGATTATTAGCATATGTTTCGTCTATAATCACACTATATTTAGCAGTTCCATATGTAGAACTAGGATCATCATAAAAGAATAAATCACCACCAGCATTAGTAAAATTAAATTGTGATGGTTGTATTGACCCTGCTTTATTTTGATCTAATAAAATATTAACGTCAAGATTAAATGATCCTAACGGCTCTACATATAAATCTAGTTTGTAGAATGTCTTTCTTACTTTAGGGTCATTAATTGGCATATACGGAGTTTCAAGTACAGCAGAAATATCTGAACCATCTCTACTATTTCCTGATTCCATTTTGTATACGTAACCATCTTCATTAGCAAAAACATATACTTCTGAATCACCGTCAAAGAAAGAGTCTGTTACGTAAGCTTTAAACCCTTTTAATGTAGCCCACTGAAATCCTGTACCACCTTGATCAATAAACTTAGTGCCTAGTATGCCATTAGAAGCTGCAGTTTGTGTTGCTGTATTATAACCAAATAAACGATACTGAGCTTTATCTACTATAACAGCACTGCAAAAATGAGTATTTGTAGTACGTAAATTATCTACTGTTGGTCTGATAGATTTAGATGCAACATCAAGACCAAAGTCACCAATACGTTCTGTTGAACTAAAAGTACGAATACCATCAGGTGCTAAGAATACAATGTCACCACCAACTTCTTGTATAGTTGTTCCTTCAAGACAACCTATTTCTTCAGTAACAGTAATAAGTTGAAAGTCTGCAGCACTTGAACCTACAATTCTAAGTATACGATCTACACAGAATATAATTAATTGATCACGGTAAACTGCTAAACCAGTAATAGGCGACACAACATTAACACTACCTGCACCATTAGCCACTGTAAAGTCTGTGTCTGTGTAAGGTGCAGTAAATACTAACTCCGTACCTACCGCAAAGAATAAAGTACTTTTATATAGAGCTACATCTGAAGCATTTTCTACTGCATCGTTAGAGACAGATGTTGTAATGTATGTCATGGTTCCTGCTGATACATCGTAAATCGCAGGAAAGTTAGTACCATCTGTAAATATAATTTTTTCTGTACCAGTAAAGTTATACCGTTGATGGTTTACTGTGGTAAAACTGGTATCTGCTGCAGTAGCTAACGAAGAACTCCAAGTGTCACTTGAAACAGTACCTTTGTAATAATCACCACCCCTTGCAACTACGACTGTATCATCATCTACAACACAAAGAGCTTGCATTACATCAGTAGTAGAAACAGTAGGCTTAGTGTCAATTAACTTTTCATAACCTAGTATCTTTGCGTAACCACCATCAAGAGATGGTTCAAAGTTTTGCATTATGGCTGCAGACCCTACCGCTTGAATACCATGTTGCAATGGACTAAGGCTACTAATTAACCCACCATTAAACTGGATTGGAAATGTTTGCCACTGCGTAGTCATTTATTAAAAAACCTTTGAGGTCAGTACACTAGATTGTTGTATAACAGTTGAACGTACATAATCATATCGGTTTAGATATAAAGTACGCATAAATTTAATACCTTCTTGAAACTTATTCTGAGCTATTTGTGAAGCTTGTGAATCTCCACGGAATTGATACGCATAAAACATTGCACCATCTACAATAACGTGACTAAATTGTTCTGGTATAGTAGGTACATCAGAATATGTTTCTAGTTCTACAGGGTTACGATAATATTCATAAACTATTTCATATGCTTTATCAGGTGTAGGAACCGTTATAAATTCTTCACTAGGTGTTCTACAAACATATTTAGGTAAACCACGTATACCTGTATCGGTATTATACTCATAGTCTAAAAACCTGTCAAGGTACTCTTGGTAATTTATGTTTGTTAATTTAGTAGTGTTGACATTTAAGGCACTGTCTTTTTTAATTCTAAAGCTATCCATATCAATAGTTTTAGTATCGTAGGGTATACCATAACGTGTAACACCTGCAGTGAGAGTGTCTTCTTCTTCTACGTGGTTCCAAGGCCATTGAAACTCTTCGTGATTAATATGACGAACAGAAGCATTAACTGCATCTTTAGCTGAACTGTAAAATCCTGTAGCTGTAGCAAAGTTAGCACTGGTAAGTTCAACTTCATTCAGTCTACGGTTTACTTTATTAACTAGGTCTAAAAAATTATATGCCATTATTTATTCCTTACACGTAAACGTATACTGCGTTCTACTGTCAAACCACCTGATGTAGTAATCTTACAAGTAAACAAATACTGTACATTTTCTGTACCTGAACCCAAGTAAGCAGTAGTAACTGTAGAAGTAAATGTGCTTGATATTAGCTGTATGCCATTTACAAGTGGCCCTGATGCAACTAGTTCTGTTTTAACTCCATCTGCATCTTCTACGTACCACACTACACTACTAATAGTATCTGTACCCAAGAAACGTGACCAATCAATACTGTAGTCAAGTGTTTCATCAGGGTCTTTGTTAGGCCATTTTAGTGACATACTGTGTTTCCTTTAAGCAGCTTCTGCATACGTAGTTCTATTATTATCGTTAGAACGTTCTATGAATACTTTACGATCCACCCTATCAACATATGCAATTCTGTTTACATCGTTTTGGCGTTCAATAAACAGTATTCTTTCACGGGAATACTTAGTCTTAATTGCTTCATAGTCAAACTGTGTAGTCGTAGCAGTTACATCGTTAACTGTAGTTGTAAGTGTTAAACCAGATAGAGTAGCAACTACATTGATTACAATAGTAGGCTCATTGACAGTGCCTGTAGCTGTAGCCTGTGCTGGTACTACTGTTACACCTACACCCTCAATAATAGAAACATCATTGACAGTAGTTGTAG